GTCTGACTTCAAAAAGAAGGCATCAGACCAGCAGAAGAAAGTCCAACAAAAAAATTCTTATGAACCAAGTGGTGAAATTATGACTGAAAACCAAGACGTGATCCAAGTTGCACTCGACGTTGCAACTTCTGAACTCAACCCACAGGGTGAAGGTTCCTTTGCAAAGGTACAGTTCTCTGACGGTAGCGTACAAAATCTAGACAACTATTCTGCTAAGCGTATTGCTGCATGTTATGCACAACTGGATGATACACACAAGCAACAGTTCCAGTACATGCTAAACAAAGACGCAGCATCTTATCAGTCTGCTCTAGACTTCGCAGTGAGAAATGTCTGATGGCATTCGGTCTTGGTAAATTAGCAGTTTTAGAATCAAAACTCGATATTTATGAAGATCTCTCCAAAGAGATGCTTGACAAACTTGAGAGAGCGGTAACAACCATCTCTGATAATAGCAACAAAATTGCTATTGTTTTGGAACGCCACGAAAATAGACTGGATGAGAGCGAACGTGCTGATAATCTTATCCTTCAAATGCTTGAGGAGATGAAAGCTCGTCATGAAAAGGACAATGAACTTATTCACACCAGGGTCACATCCCTACAGAAAAAAGTTGATACGAATGCCCGCTTTGTTGTCGGTGCAGGAGCAGTCCTCGCTACCCTTGTAGCAGTATTACAAGTGGTCCCACCCATCATCAAAGTCTTGACGCCACAGACATCCTCTGGTAGTATATCTGCAGTGGTGATGCCTGTTAGTGAGCTTTCTTGACGTTAAATTTATACAACTAGTATCCCCTCGCCTTACCCTCTTCTCTCGCAAGAAGGCAGACCTGTACAACTTCAGGTGTCCTTACTGTGGCGACAGTCAGAAGAGGCGTAATAAGGCGAGGGGATATCTTTTTAAGATCAAGAATGACTTTGTGTTCAAATGCCATAACTGTGGCATGGGTAGGACACTTGCTAATTTTTTAAAGGATCAAGACACAATGCTCCATGATCAATATGTCATGGAGAAATTCAAAGATGGTAGGACTGGTAAGGGAACTACTGTACCAAATCCTAAATTTAACTTTAAAGCACCCAAATTTGTTAAACGTGATACCGATCTTGAAAAGATTTCTTCGCTAAATATTTCTCACCCAGCGAGAGAATATCTTGAACAGCGAGGCATCAAAGATCTAGATTACTTCTACTATTGTCCTAAGTTTAAAGCTTGGACAAATGAACAAAAGAAGATGTTTGATAACCTCAGACAAGATAGTCCACGTATTATTATCCCATTCCGAGACAAAGAAGGTAACCTGTTTGGATACCAAGGCAGATCGCTAGCCCCTAAGGCAAAACTAAGATACATCACGATCATGCTGGACGAGGAACAACCCAAGATCTTCGGACTGGATAGAATAAAAGACGACAAACCTGTTTATATTGTAGAGGGACCATTTGACTCAACCTTCTTGGAAAACTCGGTTGCTATGGCTGGGTCCGATGCTGATGTTCGGACGTTTGGTTGGAGCAATTATATTTGGATTTTTGATAATGAACCACGCAACAGAGAAATCGTCGCCCGAATCTCCAAAGTCATTGACCGAGGAGATCAGGTAGTCATTTGGCCTAAGAAAATACAACAGAAAGACATCAATGACATGCATCTTGCTGGACATGATGTACAAACCCTGGTAGAATCTAACGTCTATCGGGGACTCGAAGCAACCCTAAAATTTAACGACTGGAAAAAAGTATGACAAACGGAGTTGGGATTAAAGTAAAGAAGCGTAGCGGCGCTGTAGAGGCGCTGAACCTAGACAAAATTCATAAGATGGTAGAAGAGGCATGTGAGGGTCTAGGAAGCGGTGTAAGCGCCTCTCAGGTGGAGATGAACTCGGGTCTGCAGTTCTTCGATGGTATCGAAACGAAGGATATTCAAGAGATCCTTGTGCGTTCTGCTAGCGACCTCATCAGTCTTGATAATCCAAACTATCAGTTTGTCGCTGCTCGTCTGCTGCTGTTTGGAGTTCGTAAGCAAGTCTTTGGACCATCATGGGTAGAAGGATACCCCTCTGTTCTTGACCACTGTTACAACTGTGTTGAGAAGGGTGTATATGATAGTGAAATTCTTGATAAGTACACATACGAAGAGTGGTCCAAGATCAATTCTTGGATGGATCACGAACGAGATATGCTATTCACCTATGCAGGTTTGCGTCAGGTGGTAGATAAGTATCTTGTTCAGGATCGTAGTTGTGGTGAGATGTACGAGACTCCTCAGTACATGTATATGATGATTGCTACCACCCTCTTCCAGGACTATCCTAAGGAAACGAGACTGGAATATGTCAGAAGATACTACAACGCAATCTCAAAGCACAAGATCAACATTCCCACACCTATCATGGCGGGAGTGCGAACTCCACTTCGACAATTTGCTAGCTGTGTTCTTGTTGATTCTGATGACACCCTCGATAGCATCTTTAGTTCTGATATGGCTATCGGCAGATATGTTGCACAAAGGGCGGGCATCGGTATCAACGCAGGCAGAATCCGTGGCATCAACAGTAAGATCAGAGGCGGAGAAGTTCAACACACAGGTGTTGTACCATTCCTCAAAAAGTTTGAGGCGACTGTCAGATGCTGCACTCAAAATGGCATTCGAGGTGGAAGCGCAACTGTCCACTTCCCAATCTGGCACCAAGAAATCGAAGACATTCTAGTCTTAAAAAACAACAAAGGAACCGAAGATAACCGTGTCAGAAAACTCGACTATTCAATCCAAATCAGTAAGATCTTCTACGAAAGATTCATCAACAATGAGGACATCACACTATTCAGTCCTCACGATGTCCCAGGTTTGTACGATGCTTTTGGGACTCCTGATTTTGATGATCTCTATAAACGTTATGAATCTGATGGAAGCATTCCGAAGAAGACTATTGGCGGTCAAGAACTTCTTCTCGATCTCCTAAAGGAGAGAGCAGAGACTGGTCGTTTGTACATCATGAACATCGACCATTGCAATGAGCATTCGTCTTTCAAAGATAAGGTAAATATGAGCAACCTCTGTCAAGAGATTACTCTTCCTACCACTCCTCTTCAGCATATTGATGGTGAAGGTGAGATTGCTCTCTGTATTCTCTCTGCTGTGAATGTTGGTAAGATCAACAAACTGGATGAGTTGGAAAACCTCTGCGACCTAGCAGTCCGTGGTCTAGAGGAACTGATTGACTATCAAGATTATCCTGTTGAAGCAGCAAAAGTTAGCACTCTTGCTCGCCGTTCTCTCGGCATTGGTTATATCGGACTAGCACACTACCTCGCCAAGCAAGGAGAACACTACGATGACCCAGCAGCATGGAAACTCGTCCATGACCTGTCTGAATCTTTCCAATATTACTTGCTCAAGTCAAGCAACACAGTCGCTCAAGAGAAGGGCAAGTGTGGATATTTTGATCGAACCAAGTATTCAGACGGTATCCTCCCAATCGACACTTACAAGCGTGACATCGACGAGTTCTGTGGGACGGAACTAAATCATGATTGGGAAACTCTTAGAGAATCTATCAGAACCCACGGTCTTAGGCACTCAACACTGTCCGCACAAATGCCTTCAGAGAGCAGTTCCGTTGTGTCAAATGCCACAAACGGAATCGAACCTCCTAGAGCATACTTGTCCACTAAGAAAAGCAAAAAAGGACCGCTCAAGCAGATCGTTCCTCAGTATGGTAGTCTCAAGAATAACTACACTCTTCTATGGGACATGAAGGACAACGATGGTTACATCAAAGTTGTCGCTGCTATGCAAAAGTTCTTTGACCAGGCAATTTCTGGCAACTGGAGTTATAATCCAGAGAACTATGACAACAATGAGGTGCCAGTATCTGTCATGGCAGGTGATTTCCTGAAGACTTACAAGTACGGATGGAAGACTTCTTATTATCAGAACACTTACGATCAAAAAGGAGATGAACCTGAACTGACCGCTGAGAAAAAAGAATCAATCGAAGATTTACTAAACCAAATCATCCAAATCGAGGAGGAAGACTGTGACAGCTGCAAGATTTAGAACAAACGGCGAACCCATGCGTACTAAAGTAGAAGGAATGACAGTATTCAACACGAATATTGTTAATAGCACGAAGCAAAAGATGTTCTTTGGACCCCCTCTTGGGGTCCAACGCTATGACAAATTTAAGTATCCTGTGTTTGATAAACTTACACAGCAACAACTTGGTTATTTTTGGCGTCCAGAAGAAGTATCACTGCAGAAAGATCGTGCCGACTATCAGACACTTAATGAAGCACAAAAGCACATCTTCACTAGTAACCTTAAGTACCAGATCCTCTTGGATAGCGTACAAGGGCGTGGTCCTGGGATGGCTTTTATGCCTTACTGTTCATTACCTGAACTAGAAGGTGCTATGAACATCTGGCAGACCATGGAGATGGTCCATAGTCGCTCCTACACCCACATTATTAAGAACGTGTATGCTGATCCCTCTGAAGTCTTTGACAAGATCCTAGACGACGAGAAGATCCTCTCACGAGCGAAGTCCGTTACTCATGCCTATGATGAGTTCCTACAAGCAGCACAGGAGTGGGGTGCTGGCAATATGTGGGAACATGCTTTGGATGAAGTACCAACAGCGCAATGGGAACTCTATGAACTCAAAAGAAAATTATATCGAGCGGTCGCTAATGTCTATATCCTGGAGGGAATTAGATTTTACGTCTCGTTTGCTTGCTCTTTCGCATTCGGGGAACTTAAACTTCTGGAAG